TTTGCGTTCGTTCCAAACCATATCGCAGATTCCTTCTTTGCATCTGTTTATCCTACTATTACTTCTGGTAAAAGCACGAAAGTAATTATTGTTTCTACTCCTCACGGTATGAATCACTTCTACCGTATGTGGCACGATGCTGAAAAGAAGAAGAATGAATATATTCCAACTGATGTTCACTGGAGTGAAGTTCCTGGTAGAGATGATGCTTGGAAGGCTCAAACAATTGCAAACACATCGGATCAGCAATTTAAAGTTGAGTTTGAGTGTGAGTTCTTAGGATCTGTTGATACTTTAATTGCACCATCCAAACTTAGGAACCTTGTCTATGATCATCCTAAGACACGCAGTGCGGGTTTAGATGTGTATGAGGATCCAATGGAGAATCATGACTATTTAATCACTGTAGATGTAGCTAGAGGTGTTGGAAACGACTACTCCGCATTCACTGTTGTCGATATTACTCAGTTTCCCCATAAAGTTGTTGCGAAGTATAGGAATAATGAAATTAAACCCATGCTTTTTCCAAGTATTATTGAAGAAATTGGAAAAAGTTATAATGAAGCATATATCTTATGCGAAGTAAATGATGTTGGAGATCAGGTAGCAAGTATTCTCCAATATGATTTGGAATATAAGAACCTTCTTATGTGCTCAATGAGAGGTAGAGCAGGTCAGATTGTTGGTCAAGGATTTTCTGGAAAGAAAACTCAACTTGGAGTCAAGATGTCAAAAACTGTTAAAAAAGTTGGATGTCTAAATCTCAAGACAATGATTGAGGAAGATAAGTTATATTTAAATGACTATGAAATCATTTCAGAATTGACAACTTTTATCCAAAAACATAATTCATTTGAAGCAGAGGAAGGTTGTAATGATGATCTTGCAATGTGTCTTGTAATATATGCATGGTTAGTTGCACAAGATTATTTCAAAGAACTTACGGACCAAGATGTTAGAAAAAGATTATATGAGGAGCAAAGAAATCAAATTGAACAAGATATGGCACCTTTTGGTTTTATATCCGATGGTTTAGATGAAAATAGTTTTGTTGATACAGATGGTGATAGATGGTTTACTGACGAATATGGAGATCGATCTTATATGTGGGAATACATGTGATGGATTTTGATAGTATTGATAAGCAAATAAAATTAGGACATTTATTACTTACAGATAGAAAATGTAGAACTTGCGGAGAAACAAAAAATTTAATAGATAGTTTTTACAGAACCCATAAAGAGAGGGGTCCAGTTTCTTCATCTTTTTCGTATGAATGCAAAGAATGTTCTATAAAAAGAGTTGTTGAGCAAAGAAGAGAAAAAAACTTAAAATATAATTCGATTAAAAAAATAAAGGACATGTATCCAGACTGGTAGTTCACGTCAAGTTTTCCCTTTGAAAAGTAAGTTTTTAATAAATATTTTTTAGATAAACTGAGACTTACGGAGAAAAACATGGCAACTCCTCAATTATCTCCTGGAGTGCTTACCAGGGAAGTTGATTTAACTGTTGGGAGAGCTGACAACGTATTAGATAATATCGGAGCTATTGCTGGACCATTTTCTATCGGTCCTGTTGAACAACCAGTTGATATCTCAACAGAGCAAGAACTTATTAATATTTTTGGAAAACCACAAGAGTCTGATAGTCAGTATGAGTATTGGATGAGTGCTTCATCATTCCTTTCATACGGAGGAGTTCTTAAGGTTGTTAGAGTATCGGGAAATAGTCTCAATAATGCTAATGCAGGACTTAACGAAGCAAGTAATTCTTCTCTAAATATTAAAAACTTTGACAACTACGAAGCTTATCATAGCAGTGATTCAGCGTCTTGGACTTTTGCAGCGAAAAATCCAGGAAGTTGGGCAAACAACCTTAAAGTTTGTGTTATTGATGACCTAGCAGATCAAACGATTGGTATTAGCACAAATGATTTAGGTAATATTGGTGCTAATATAGGATTTGGAGTTACAGTTCCACTTTCATCAATAACTGCTGCTGGAGATGGAACAACATCAGTCTTTAACGGGTATCTAAAAGGTATTATTACTGGGATTAATACTGCCGCAATAGATGCGAATACAAGTTCTATTGATGTTAGAGTTGTTTCTAGAGTATCAGATGCTAGCACTTCATATGATGAAGTTTTAAGCACTCAAGCATCACAAGAGGTTACTGGTAATGTAGGTATTAAAACCTTTTATGTTGACAGCGTATCTGGAATTACAACTAGCAGTTTAGTAACTATTTCAGGAGTATTTTCTAGGAGTGCTATTGCTGGTGTTGGAACAACATCAATTACAATGTCTGCTGGAATCGGAACAACAATCAGTAGTGGTGTTGCCGTCTTATTTGAAAACTTGATTTCCGTTGCTGGCACAGAAACTTACATTTCATATTCCGAAAAGAATCAATTCAGTTCATTCTTACCAACAAATCAATTAACTTTCGTCAACAACAGTGGTATTAATACTGGAGCAGGTTCTTATAGTGTAGCATCTGTTACTGATTGGTATAGTAACCAGACTTTAAACTTATCGAATTCCACTCTTTATTGGAAATCACTTGCGCCAAAACCACTCACAACTCAGTATGCTCTTAATAGAAATTCAAAGAATGATGCTATTCACGTAGTTGTTGTAGATGATACTGGAAGTGTAACTGGTATTAGTGGAAATGTGTTAGAAACACATTTAAATCTATCAAAAGCTACTGATGCAATTTCGGCAAGCAATTCTCCACAAAGAACATTCTGGAAGGATTACCTTGCAAGATATTCTTCATACATTTATGCTGGAAATAATCCATCAGATAGTGCAGACACTCATTGGGGAACAACTCCGGTGGAGACTGGATTTGCTGGCAAAAGCTTCAGAGCATTTACTGGTTCATCTTCAAATTGGGATCAAAACGCACAAGATGTAACCTTCAAAGCTTTAGGTAATAAATCATACACTCTTACTGGAGGTGTTGACTATTCATCTAGTGGTGGAATGGGTGCATCTCTATCGGATTTGAGAACCGCATATGAGTTATTCTCAAATAGAGATGAAGTTCCGCTAGATTATTTAATCATGGGTCCTGGTCTACAATCTAAAATAGAGTCTAAAGCAAAGGCTTCTCATTTGATCAGTATGGCATCAAATAGAAAAGACTGTGTTGCTGTTATTTCTCCCCATAGATCTGACCTAATTACTGGAACTGTTTCTCAGAGTCCAATTTTGAATACCAATACCCAAACTGATAATGTAATTCAGTTCTTCTCCGATCTACCATCTTCATCATACGCAATATTTGATAGTGGATATAAGTATACTTATGATAGATTCAATAACAAGTTCCGATATATTCCTTGCAATTCTGATGTTGCGGGGATGATGTGTAGAACTAACCTCACATCATATCCATGGTTCTCGCCAGCAGGTCAACAAAGAGGAATTCTGAATAATGCTATAAAACTTGCATTTAATCCAAATAAGGATCAAAGAGATAGACTATATTCGACAAGAGTTAACTCTATTATCACTCAACCTGGAGTGGGTACTCTGCTATTTGGAGACAAAACTGCTCTTGGATATGCATCTGCTTTTGATAGAATTAACGTTCGTCGTTTGTTCCTAACTATTGAGCAAGCACTACAAAGATCTTCAGAAGCACTATTATTTGAACTAAATGATCAAACAACTAGATCTAACTTTGTAAACATTGTCGAACCATATCTACGTGATGTTCAGGCAAAGAGGGGTCTTTATGATTATATTGTAATCTGCGATGAAACTAATAACACACCAGATGTTATTGATAACAATGAATTTAGAGCAGACATTTTCTTAAAGCCAACCAAATCAATTAACTATGTAACTCTTACATTTGTTGCAACTAGAACTGGCGTAAGTTTTGAAGAAGTGGCTGGAAGCGTTTAACTTTAACATTATTGCATTAATAACACAAGGAGGAATTCAAAATGACCACTCTAAGAACAATAAGCGCATTTAAATCAAAATTAGCTGGTGGTGGCGCAAGACCAAATTTATTTGAAGTTGAAATTCCAGCATTTCCCGAGGCTATATCCGCTGAGGTTTGGAAAAACAGCGAAGGACCTGATTTGTTTAAGTTTATGTGCAAGTCAGCACAACTCCCAGCATCAAATATTGCAGAAATTCCTATCCCATTCAGAGGTAGAGTTCTCAAAGTTGCTGGTGATAGAACATTTGATCCTTGGTCGGTAACTATCATTAATGATGAAAATTTCCTACTAAGAAATGCATTTGAGGCATGGATGCAACTTATTAGTTCTAATGGAACAAATACTGGTGCAACTCAACCAACATCATATATGAAGGATGCTCATGTTCATCAACTTGGAAGAGGAGCAGAAAACGGTCCTTCTTCAACAGTATCATCAAATTCTGTAAATGGGTCTGAGATTAAACCATTAAAATCATACACTTTCTATGACATTTTTCCCACTTCAATTTCTGCAATTGATCTTTCATATGATTCGTCAGATACAATTGAAGAGTTTACTGTAGATTTTCAAGTTC